ATATGTATACAAACTTTTCTTAACAATAATAGATGTATTTAAAGACAACGATAACATAGCTACAGGCATTCGACCCCAAGAGTACTATAGTGCAGATTTTATGGTAAAATTTGGTCCAACCACTAACTATGTGTATTATTTGTTAAGAAAAGTTTGTATACATATTTGGCTATTTAAAAAATCTTATAAATTTGCAAACAAAAATTTAGGCATGATTCCGGTAGCAGATTTACAATCTAAGATAAACATTAACGAGCTAAAAACTTTCACAAGGGTCAAAGGTGTTACATGCAAAAAATAACCAGCAGATGGAATCATCAGGACCATATCAAAATCGAATGGAATCTAGGCAAACGCTGTAACTTAGATTGTGCATACTGTCCTGCTGAAATACATGACAATTATAGCCCACACACAAACATAAAAGTTTTAACAGATGCCGTAGATGCACTAGCAGAATTATCTAAGCCTGTTCGTCTTAGTCTCACGGGCGGTGAACCGTGTGTTCATCCAAATATCGAAGAATTACTAGAACATATTAATCAAGCAGAACACATTGACTGGTTAAGTGTAACAACAAATGCAACTAGAACTGGTAAATGGTATCTAGAAAGACACGTGGATCAATTTGTGTTTAGCCTGCATTTTGATAACGAATTATGGATAAAGTCTTTAGACACTATCTGTTTTGTAGGTAAAACACACGACAGGCATATTGTAGTTAATTTAATGGCGCATCATAATTACATGGACAGAACCAAAGAAGCGTGGAAGCGTTTTAAATTTTTGAACATACCTACAAATATTCGTAGTATTCGTTGGACTGAAAAACACGATTGGTTTGACGATATGAAATATGATATAAAAGATTTAGATTGGATATTAGAAAACGAGTCTACTGTAAAACCAAACTGTGTAGACGAACACGGACAATTATATCATGCCAACGACATTATTAAAACACATAATAATCAATTCAAAGGTTGGACTTGCAATGCAGGACTCGAAAGTCTAATGATTAACTGGGACGGTGAAGTACATCGTGCTACATGTAGAGTAGGTGGTAGTTTAGGTAACATCTACGACGGTAGTTTCGTTCCACCGGAAGCACCTGTTGTGTGTACAAGAGACTGGTGTACTTGCGCCGCAGATATTCCGCTTACAAAGGAAAAAATTAATGATTGAAACAACTGCAATAAACCTTACGGGTAGTGAAAGATTACTAGTTACATGGGATACAGGCAGGCGATGTAATTTTGACTGTACATATTGCGAATCTACTAGGCATGACAATGTAAGTGCTTTGCATTCATACAATGAGCTACTAAGAACATTCAATTTTATAAAAGATTATACAGGCGATCAATTAGTAAACATTAATTTTACAGGAGGAGAGCCAACAGTTAACAAAGCATTTTGGCAACTGGCGGAGTTTATTAACGAAACTGAAAACAGATTCCGCCTTAGTTTAACCACAAACGGAGCATGGCATCCTGACTATACACATAAAATACAGAAGTGGTTTGAAGGAATCACGGTTAGTTATCATGCAGAAGGACACAGCATACTAAAAAAGCAAACGCTAGATAATATAAAACTTTTACATAAATCTGATATATGGTTACAGGTAAATGTAATGATGCATACCGACTACTTTGACGAGTGTGTAAGTATATGCGAAGAACTGAAAGATTTAGGAATTCGGCATAATCCAAGACCTATCGGCGATGGTAATATCGAAAGAAATGGATGGTTTAAAGATTTAGACGGATCTTTGCGACGTACTAGTCATGATTATACAGAAGTGCAAGAAAAATGGTATTACGATTATTTAGGTATAGATAATCCGAAACAAGGACGTAGATGTTGCGGTGGCAGATGCCTCAAAGGAAAAGTAGATAATAATTGGCAAGATATAGATTTTATAAACACAAATTTCAAAGGATGGTTTTGTACTGTAAACAAATATTTTTTACATATTGATCAGCACACTGGAGATGTATTTTATCATCAAACGTGTAAGGCCAAACATGACGGAACAATAGGTCCAATTGGCAACTTAAAAGATACATTAGGTATTTTAAAATATGTAGAAGAAAATAAAAACAACACCATAATCTGTCCTAATAATAGATGCGGTTGTGGCATGTGTGTTCCTAAAGCAAAGTTACGGGAAGATTTTGATTTGATTGTAACTGCTTCTTAGCAAGACAAACTTCTGCTTGACATAAGCAATCATTATTTTTGCATATTACCGGTGATAATTCCATTTTAATTTTTTTGTATAGATGATTATCATACAAATTATAATATTCATTATTATTCCATATTTTATGACCGCATGTGCCTGTTAAATTTCCATTCTTATCAATATAAAGATGATCTATACCTAGATTACATTCCCATCCTTTAAAATGATTTATTCCGTTTAACATGAAATAATTATTAGGCACAGTTTTCCATCGATTGTTTGATTTTATTTTTGTTTTTCTTTTTAATACAGCTTCTTTTCTATTTTTAAAAAACCAAAACCAGTTTGGCCAACGCTTAGGATTATCCTCAATGTATTTTTTTTGCATTTCGGTGTAATTTACAATGCCATCTAAATGAACCAACTTTGCCTGTATAGGCCATTTATGTTTACTGTGTTTTAAATTTTCAACCATATCTACACATTTATCAAAATCTTTATGATCCATCATAACATTTACAGCGCAAACTATATTTTTTTCATAAAGTAAGTCTGCAACCTCTATTATATGTTCAATATTAGAAAACTCTCTGTGAACACTTATAAAAACTTTATCAAATACATCTGCATTTTCTTTCCACCAATTTATTTTTCTGCTGGCATTGGTAGTTATTGAGGAAAAAATAGAATGTTTTTCTTTAATACAGCGCAATAAATCTGGCAATTTATTCCACAATGTAGGTTCGCCGCCTAAGTAATTTACTGTAAATTTATTTTTTCCATTTTTTGTATATTCGTCCAACAAGAGTAACATGTTATTTCTTGTGATTTCAAAATTAGGCCATCTAACATTTCCTAAATTAGATTCGGGAAAGCAATAGTGACATTTATAATTACATATGTTGCCTAACATATGTTCAATGTATACATGATTCTTGGGATAATTATTCTTTATTTCTGTTATCATAATAAGTGTGCTAACTCTGGAAAAATTTTCGATGCACTTAAACCGCGAATTTTATCTAACTTATGTGTATACTCTTTAAATCCCGGAAGTAAATGACTGTTATCTTGTGAATTCATATGATTAAGTACCGCTTCCCAACGCTTCCAACCATAAGGATTATGCTTCCAATAATCGTCATCCTGTCTATAGTTATGCCATAGCCAATCTTTAAACTCCGTAAAACGTTCTTCTACTTCTTGCTTATCTTCTTTAGGAAGTATCTGTATGCTTAAAAATGTAGGAATATATAACAAATGCATATTAACCAAGCCGCCGCCCATCTGCACACCGCCAGGAACTGTACCACTGTTGAGTTTTTTAAACCCTGCACCTAGTTTCCATTTCATAAAATCGGGTAGATGCTTTACATTAAATATCTGGATTGCTGTTGCTAAACTGGTTTGTATGTTATCCGGAGTATCATCTAACAATCTCAGAGTCTTTTCAACTGTATTCCAATCTGTAGGATAGCGTATGTATTCGTCTCTTTCATAGGATGCATCCATGCTAACTGCAAACTTGACTTTTTTAAACTTGCTCCATAACTCGATCAAATCTTCATCGACCAACAATCCGTTTGAGTTATAACGAAGTAATATTTTGTCTTGATATCCTTGACGTATGATTTCTTCTATGAACAATTTATGCTCTCTAATCATTAATGGCTCGCCGCCGGCAAAATATACCTGTTTAAGGTTAGGAATTTGAGCGTACATTTCTTCCCAAAAACTTTCTTTTTCATGCCATTTATTATTGAATGTTTTTTTATCCCATTGTAATTGCCGTTTTACTTCCGGATCCTGCAAAACAGGTATAAGCTCTGCATGATCTTTTACCCATTTACTGCTATCATGCGGACTACACATCACACATTTAATATTGCAAGTATGGCCTAACCTAAGATCTAAATACACTAATTCTTCAGGAACGGTTCCATCTTCTTTTGTCTGCTTAATAAGTTCCGGTATATCTATTCCATCTCTATGCCAAGTTCCGGTTTCCCAAACTCTTTTACTAACTATACCAACACGTTCTTCTTCAAAACATTTACGGCAGCTATTAGGTATCTCGCCATCTAACATAGTGGTGCGAACACTCTTCATATATTCATTGTTCCATGCCTCCATAGGTGTTTCACGACCAAAGTTTGCAGGGCGACCATGTTCTGTTTTTACAAGTCCTACTTCGTGATCATCGCCTGCGCCGCTAGCATTTGCTGAACAGCACAATCTCATGTCTCCGTTAGGGCGAGTTGCAAAATGTATCCAGGGCAATATGCAAAATGAGGGGGTTCCTGCTACATTTTCTATTTCTCTTTGATACTTTCCTAGCTCAGTATCTTTATTATTATACCAAAACTTTTTATTCATAATTGTTCTACTTCTATAAATTGATCTTTAGGCTTGCTGATATTATTTTTTCCGCAGGTTCTAGCACAAGTTATTAATTTATTTTGTGTCCAGTAATAATGCCATGCACTTTGCCATGCATCGCTTTCAATAATTTCACATACTGATCTATTTAATGCACTTAGATTTTCTATGCCGCCAAATGTTTCTATTAGATGATTATATTGTGCATGTATTTCATTTCTAATATCATGTAATAAATCATTTGCAGGACTGTAGTTAAACGGAATGCTTGCTAAAAAACAACAAGGAAAAACATTATGGAATGCATCAATATAAATTTCTTTAGATTCTTGTACATAGCAATTAATTTCACTTGCATTTACTAATTCTTTGTAATTTTCTATAATATCTGTTGTAATAGGTGTTATCTTATTATCACCCGGAGGATATAAACTATATACCGTTTTACCGTCCTTATCATACACATCGAATTGGTTTTTTCCAACAAATCTACTACTGTTTTTTACTGTAAATCGATGAAATCCTAAAGAGTTTGCAACTGCTCTTGCTTCGTCAACTTGATGTTCGTTGTGTTTAAATTTTATAAAGCACCATTCTGCTTTACCACCTGCATCAATAAAGGACTTTGCGTTATCTAAAATCTTGCTGTAATTTGTTCCAATCCTGTAAATTTCATGTGTATCGGATAATCCATCGAGTGCAAAAATTACATTATGATTTTCTGACATTGAATTAGCTAACTCTTTCCACCATTCTACAGATCTAGCACTACCGTTAGTATGCAAACGAATATACAAATTAGGATTAACACTGTGTGAATATTCTATCATTTTTAATAAATCATCATTAATTATAGGATCTCCAAAGTTTCCACAAAAATAAAAACCTTCTAGATGATTTAGCAAATCTATGTGCATAACTTGTTTGAAGCTATCCAGGGTCCATTCTCCCTTTTTTAACAAAGGATTAGATAAGCCTCCGTGATAATTACGACTGCACATAGGACAACTGGCTTGACATCTATTTGTAATTTCTAAATGTATATTTTTTAGGTTTTTATATCTAAACATTGTTTTTTCCGATAAGCATAAATCTTGTGTATTTGGGTAACTTTAAACTGTCTGCCATATAAATCTTTTTAATTTGTGATGCACCTACAAATTCTTCTAAAGAGTTATGACAATTTATGTGTTCATCTAATTCAAAGTAATTATTGCTTTGTGTGATTATAAGAGCATCGCCGGGTACATGTTTCAACCACTGTCTGTATTGAGCAGATGTGATATGCTCAACACTGGTGTTAATTACAATGTCGGCTTCGTATTCGTAATTACACATGTTTGCGGTTACTGCTGTAAACCTTCCTTGCATTTCTTGTCGCTTGTTAACAGTGGATGCAATTTCCTCACACGCCGGATCTATGTCAACTGATGTTATGTGCGCAATATCTAAATTGCTGTTGAATAATAGACTTGCAAGTACACCATTCCACCCGCCGTGAATTACTATACGAAGATTTTCTCTACCAACGTTACCTTCTAAATTGTCTACTAGCCAAATTTTAGAGTTTACTTGACCTTTCCAAAATGATTCAAGTGTGCGATAGCGGTCGTCACTGTTGCGTATTGCATCCATCCAAAAAAGCACGTCTTGTACATCAACTTTCATTTTTCACCTTGGGTATTTTGCTGTCGGCACTGCTAACACAACTTGCAGTAATACATTTAGACGGTGTCTTAAACAGCGTAAAACCGTCTGTAAGCGTACCCAACGGCTCATCATGACAGCTATAGCTTCTACACACAATATTGTCCTTTATAACGCAACTTTGGTATCCTGCATTGCAACCCCAGCCCTGAAACTTATTAAAACCAAATGCATTAAAACGTTCTGCTTGATCAATCTCATATTTATTGCCGTCTTTGTCATAAAGCGCAACCTGAGCTATTTGCTCGCCTTGCCATTGTTGCGGGAATCCTTCTTGCAAGATTTGTATTTGTTCCTGTGTGTAGCCTTCAACCACTGCTGTGGCAGTAGGGTTAGATTGTGGCTTGAGGGTAACATTGATTCCCCTATCAGCAAATCTTCGAAGGCGCTGATACAGCTCTTCAAACTTTTCTGGTACCATAACTTGATTGATTGTAACATAAACACCTCCGTCCATGAGTGCAAGGCATTTATCTCCAAATTCTTGTTCGTTGGCAAATTCATCGTGAAAACTTGCTGTGATACTTCTGCGTTGCAATGTGGTAGTATATTTAACGAATTTATTCCACCAATTTACATGAGGTGATAAATTTGTGGTCATGTGTATGCTTTGATATTCAGATGCATCATCATTGCAATAGTGTTCTACTAAAGGTAGAAACTTTTTATTTGCTGTAGGTTCACCGCCGCTGAAACTAAAGTGAAAGTCTGTAAAACCATTGTTCCTAGCCTGTGCCTTGATACTATCCATAGTGTTTAGGTACAATTCTAGTGGTTTCTTATCTACAACACTAGATCTAGCGTGAGGCCAGCAATACGAGCAGTTATAATTACAATATCTTGTGGTTATCCAAGAGACAGTGAAAAGATGACTCTCTAGGAGAGTTTTTTGCCCAAATCTGGTAATATCTTCAAATGGAATCTTGCTGAAATCTGTCATATAACCACTCAAAATCATTTATCAATGATATATCAGACTTGTTAGAAATGCCA